CGAGATCGCGCTGGCCGACCCCATCCTCGACATGATCGGCGCCCTGTTCGCCGAGGCCCACATCGACGGCACCTGGGCCGTCGAGCGCATCCTCAAGGAACTGCCCACGCCGCTGGGCTTCTCGTACCGCCAGCTGGCCCAGACCCTGGGCACCGAATGGGGCCGCAGCCTGGCGCCCGACTTCTGGTTGCGCGTGGCCAGCCTGCGCCTGGCCGCGCCGCACCTGCAGGCCGAGAACATCGTGGTCAGCGACATCCGCTTCCCGAACGAAGCCGAGTGGCTGACAGCGCGCGGCGGTGTGCTGGTGCGCGTCGTGCGCGATATCACGCCCCCGGTGCGCCCGCATGCCAGCGAGGCCCACTCCGATCACCTGCCCGTCACCACCGAACTGCTGAACTTCGGCAGCCGAGAAACCCTGTTCGACCAGGTCGACCGCCTCGTCGACACATTGAGGAGCGCCTGAGCATGCCCGCCAAGAACCGAGACTTTCGCCGCGATGGCCCGGCCATCGCCCCCGACGACACCCAGCCCGACAACGGCGCCGCCGCACAACAGCGCGTCATCCGCACGCCCGCCGGCGCACCGGTGTCGGTCCCCAATGGCGCCGCTCCCAGCGTCTTCGCGCTGGCCAAGGCACCCGCGGCAGACAAGTCACCGTCTACCAACCGCGGCGGCTTCCGCAAGACCCTGCCCGCACTCGACCCCGCCTCGCTGGTCTTCGAGCCCAATATCCCCAAGCCGCCGCGGCGCCTGGCGAAGCCGGGCAGCAGCAAGTACGACGCGCTTTTCGACGGCCTGGCCGTCGGCTACAGCAACCGCCAGCCCATCGCCTACTTCACCGCCCTGGTGGCCGCCGCCAAGAAGCGGATGAAGGAAGGCAAGAAGGGCACGTTCACCGTGCGCCGTATCAACGACACGCACTGCCGCATCTGGCGCGACGCCTGAGCGGCCCCGCTTTTCCCGCCCCTCAACCCCACAGGAGACCCCTGATGAGCACCGCCGTTGCCTGCGCACCTGCAGGCCTGTCCCAACTGCCGCCGCTGGGCGCCGCCTTCGAAGGTGGCCTCTTCGCCGGTCTCACCACCAAGCCCGACGGCACGCACTGCGCCGTAGTGCTGTTGCCCGACCTGCCCGACAAGCGCTTGACCTGGAAGGCCGCCATGGCCTGGGCCAAGAAGATCCAGGCCGAACTGCCCGCGCGCCCGGTGTCGGCGCTTCTGTTCGCCAACGTGCGCGACGCGATCCAGGCCGACTGGTACTGGACATGCGAGGAGCTCGACGGCTCGTACGCCTGGAACCAGACCTTCAACTACGGCGACCAGAGCAACCGCCGCAAGGCCTACGAAGGCCGAGCCCGAGCCGTCCGCTTGATTCCGCTCGCCCCTTGAATCCTTCAATCCTTCACAACGGAGCCCCGATGACCACCACCACCCCAGAAGTCAAGGCCGAGGCCTTGCACCACCTGTTCCTCGTCCGCTCGGCCGCGATCGAGCTGCGCCCCGGCGAGCGATATGCAGGCCTGCTGCTCGATGCGGATGGCCAGATCAACCACCACCTGGTGCTGCTGCCCGGCGAGGCCGAGAAGATCAACTTCGCAGACGCCTGCACATGGGCCGCCAAGGCCGGCGGCGAGCTGCCCAGCCGCCGCGAGCAGGCCCTGCTGTTCGCCAACCTGCCGGGCGAATTCCAGCCGCGCTGGTACTGGTCGGGCGAGAGCTACGAAAACGACGGCTCGGGCGCCTGGATCCAGCCCTTCGACAACGGCCTCCAGGACCACGACCACAAGGCCTACGAAGGCCGAGCCCGAGCCGTCCGCAGAGTCACCGCTTGATCCTTTGATCCTTCTGACTTGAGCCCATGCTCCACTCCGACCTGCCCATCTACCGCACCGGCGTGCAACTGCTCAGCCTGGCCATCAAGGTCCAGGAGCAGATGCCCCGCAGCGTGAAGCGCAGCCTGGGCGACAAGATCGCTCAGCACTGCGTCGAGATGCTGGACCTGATGGCGCTGGCCAATGCCACGCAGAAGGCCGAACGCGCGCAGCACATCGAGCACCTGATGACGCATCTGCGCGCCACCACGGTGCTGCTGCGCGTCAGCCACGACAGCAAGCACGTCTCCCACAAGCTGTGGGCCGACTCGGTGCAGCTGCTCGGCAGCATCGGCAAGCAGGGCGGCGGATGGCTCAAGCACGCTTCGAACAAGGCGCCTGCAGCATGACGGTCAAGGCCCTCATGCCCGTGCGCAATGTGAATCTGGTCGTGCCGCTGGCCCACGAGGCCACCGCCATGCGCACCACGGAGACCGCTGCCCACAGGCAGGCCCGGCCCGGCGCAGTTGCCCCGCTGATCGACGAGAGTCTTCGGCCGGGTGACGTTGATTGCACGACTGCGGCTCGTACGCCTGGAACCAGAACTTCAACAACGGCAACCAGAACAACAACCACAAGGCCTACGAAGGCCGAGCCCGAGCCGTCCGCAGATTCCGACTTGTTCGCCCAGCTGGTGGCGGCCTATCTCGACTGCCGCCGTACCAAGCGCAACAGCACCAGCGCCCTCGCATTCGAGGCCCACCTCGAACGCAACCTGCTGGACCTGCACGACGAGCTGCAGGCCGGCAGCTACACCCCCGGCCGGTCCATCTGCTTCGTCATCACGCGGCCGCGGCCGCGTGAAGTGTGGGCCGCAGACTTCCGCGATCGCGTCGTCCATCTCCTGCTGTACAACCGCATCGCCCCTCGCTTCCACGCGGCCTTCGTGGCCGACACCTGCGCCTGCATTCCCGGCCGCGGCACCTTGTACGCCGCCCGCCGGCTCGAGCACCAGGTGCGCAGCGTCACCCAGAACTGGGTGCGGGCGGCGCACTACCTCAAGCTGGACCTGGCCAACTTCTTCGTCAGCATCGACAAGGCGGTGCTGCAGGCCCAGCTCGCGCGCCGCGTCACCGAGCCCTGGTGGCGCCAGCTGGCCGACACCATCCTGCTGCACGACCCGCGTGCAGACGTCCAGATCCACGGCCGCGCCGAGCTGCTGCGCCGCGTGCCGCCGCACAAGAGCCTCTTCAACGCGCCGGACGGTCACGGTCTGCCCATCGGTAACTTGAGCAGCCAGTTCTTCGCCAACGTGCTGCTGGACGACCTGGACCAGCGCGTCAAGCACCACCACCGCGCGCCGCACTACGTGCGCTACGTCGACGACTTCCTGCTGCTGCACGAGTCGCCCCAGTGGCTCAACGCCGTGCTGGCCGATCTGCAGGCCTGGCTGCCCCAGCAACTGCACGTCCAGCTCAATCCACGCAAGACCATCCTGCAGCCACTGAGCCGCGGCGTGGACTTCGTCGGCCATGTCATCAAGCCCTGGCACCGCACCACTCGCCGCCGCACCGTGGCCAGCGCGATCGCGCGCCTTCAGCAGATGCCCGCGGCCGACGTGCACCAGGCGGCCAACAGCTACTTCGGACTGTTGCGACAGGCCACCCACAGCCACGCAGACCGCGCCCGCCTGGCCAACGCCGTGCGAGACCGCGGCCACTGCGTCAACCGAGCCCTCACCCAGACCTACCCGAAAGGCACCGCATGAGCGAGACCATCACCCAGATCCAACTGGACCAGCTGCACGAGAGCCCCTTCAACCCGCGCAAGACCTTCATCGACATCGACGAGCTGGCGACCAACATCCTGGCCGAAGGCCGCATCCACCAGCCCCTGCTGGTGCGCCCGCGCCTGACCAACCCGCTGCGCGACGACCTCAACGACGGCTACGAGATCGTCTTCGGCCACCGCCGCTATCGCGCCGCCGAGCGCGCCTGCCTGGCCACCGTGCCCTGCATGGTCCGCGCGATGAGCGACGCCGAGGCCCGCAGCGCGCAGATCGCCGAGAACCTGGCCCGCAACGACGTGCACCCCATCGAAGAGGCCGAAGGCTTCGCGGAGATCATCGCGCAGGACGGCATCACCGCCGATGAGCTGGCCACCGTGCTCGGCAAGAGCCGCAGCTACGTCTACGGCCGCCTCAAGCTGCTGCAGGCCTGCCCCGAAGTGCGCCAGGCCTGCCTGGCCGGCGAGATCGGCAGCGAGGCCGCGCTGCTGGTGGCCCGCCTGCGCACCGACAAGCTGCAGGCCAAGGCGTTGGCCGCCATCAAGGCCGAGCACCGCTGCGACCTGAAGGACGGCGGCAAGGCCAGCCACCGCGCCATCCAGAGCCTGCTGGCCGAGAAGTTCACGCTCCAGCTGCAGGGCGCCATCTTCGACCCTGCCGATGCCGCCCTGCTGCCCGCCGCCGGAGCGTGCGGTGACTGCCCCAAGCGCACCGGCAACGCGCCGGAGTACGCCGACCTGGTGGAAGGCACCGCCAACCGCTGGGGCGGCCACCGGCCGGACAATGCAGACACCTGCACCGACCCGGACTGCTTCGACGCGAAGCGGCAGGCGCACCTGGCGCGCAACGCCGCCGCGCTGCAGGCCGACGGCAAGGTGGTCATCACCGGCAACAAGGCGCGGGCATCGCTCAGCGCGGTCGGCGAAGTCAAGGGCGCTTATGTCGAGCTGAGCAAGGTCAAGGCCCTGCTCAAGAAGCTGCCCAAGAAGGGCACCGCCGCGGCGCAGGACCTGCCCCAGCCGCAGGTGGTGCTGATCCAGGACCAGCGCACCGGCAAGACCGTGCAGGCCGTGGCCCGCGCCGACCTGGTGGCCGCCGGCGCCGCCAAGCAGGAAGAGCTGCCGCTGCCCGACAACAACAAGGCGCGGCACGAAGCGCAGGAGCGCTCGCGCCAGGCCGAGGAGGCCAAGGCGGCGGTCGAGAATAAGCGCCGCATGGCCCTGCTGCTGCACGTGCGCCAGGTGGCCGCGGGGCGGCAGCGCGATGAGTTCGATCTGCGCATGGTCGCCGCGGCTGCCTTCGCGGGCGTGGACTACAACGAGCGCGGCCTGATTGCCGAGCTGCATGGCACCAAGGACCAGGACGCGCTCAAGCGGCAGATCGACCACATGGGCGTGCCCGAGCTCACCGCCCTGGTGCTGGACTGCTGCATCGTCGACGGCGTGCGCGTGAACTTCTGGAACCTGCACAGCAAGCCCGGCCCGCTGCTGGCCCTGGCCAACCACTACGGTGTGGACGTCAAGACCGTGATGGCTGGCCAACCCGCCGAAGCCACTTCTACTCCGGCTTCCGCTGGCGCGAGCGCACTGAAGAGAGAGCTGGCGGCGACGTCGAAGAAAAAGGCGGCGACGGTCAAGCGGCCTGCGGTCAAGTACTTCGACCCGGCGACGAGGCAGACCTGGACGGGCCGCGGGTTACGTCCGGCCTGGATCAGGGCCGCGATCGCCGGTGGCAAGTCGCTGAGCGACTTTGAAGCGAAGGACGAGGCCGGCTTTGCCGGCGCGCGCCAAGCTCAGAGTGAACTGCTGGCCGAGGCCGAGGCGTGAGCAAGCCGGCGCGCCGGCGCACCGCTGCTGCGCCCGACGAGCCGCCAGAGTTCGCGGCGTGGTG